GACTTCAGGCGTGAGCTTGCATACTTCATAGATTCGTCTCAAGTGGTCCAGGTTCTGGACGTCGCCTGAGTCGTGCCAGCGGAAGTACTTGACCTTTTTAGAATTAATTTGTGCAGCCATTGCTTCGACCCAGTCAGGGTGAGTTAATGACTTGAATCTTTTATATTGAGCATCGATAACATTTTTAAATCTATACCGGCCACGCTCGAAGGCGTAACAGTTAGCGCAAACGCTGCCAGCTACAGCTCGTAACTTGGTTCCAGTCTTGCACTCGTGAGCTGGTGTACTATAAGCAAATCCAGGCATCTTGCCAGGCTTTGATAGTGTGTGAGTTATAGCCTCCGCTTCTTTAATCTTCATTATTTATTCTCCTGTATTTTATAGGATACAATATCATTGTAATGTAATCTTGTCAAGCTTGCAGCTTGGCGCTTGCAGCTTTGAGCTTGAAGCTTATAACTTGGTCCCTGGTCCTGGAGCCAGCGCCAGTGATTAACCAGGGCGCGGATACTCTCCGCGCCTTGTCTTCTACTCATCTTTTGTTTCTTCCATATATTTTTTAGATCTCTCCTGATCCGCTTTTACTAGTCGAAGCACCTCTTCCAGCGCATCCGCTATTCTACGAAGCTGTGTAACTTCACCAGTTCTATAATTGTTTTCTTTTGTCATTTATTTCTCCTGTATTTGTTAATATACTCATCCTACATCATCCCGTAACCATTGTCAAGCTTGCTGCTTGAAGCTTGGCGCTTTATTCTTTCTTCTTTAGAATGAAACTTAGAATCATTCTAAACTGCCCAATCATATAAACCCAGCGTTGCCCCGTAGCCTCAGGACCCGGCAACGCTGGGTTATAAACTACTCTATTCCGGAGGTCATTTAGCGCGAAGCATTTATGAGCCGGAGTGTGTTTATCAAATTCTGATCCCAGGTCCATCTCTTTAGGCAAGCGGATTTCTCCGGCTGGACATTCCAACGCCTGATTCAATGGACCAGGGATCAGTAGCAGGTTGTCAGTGTATCCCTGCTAATGATCAGATCAGGGGAATTTTTAGGATATCCCCTGAACCTAAACTTTTTATATCACCTAAACAGTATAAAAAATATAAATCACTTATAATGCTTGACTATCCTATTGTCAAGTGCTAAAACAATTTTAATTTAACCAATACAGGAGAAACAAATGACAGAAAAAAGACTAACACTAAATAGTGAAAAAAGAAAAGCTATTGCTGATGTGTTCCAAACACACTTTGAACTTAACAGTCCAAAGTATGAACTGCACAAAAAATCAATAGCTAATTATAATACTGCTAGAACAAAGATGAAAGTTTTAGCTGAAACAGTTGTAAGACATCATCAACCACAAGAAGATGTAGATACAATTAGAAGTATGATTGCTAAATACAATTCAAGTGGTGGAGAGTTATATAAAGATAATTGTTTTTACTTTACTGCACCACCAAGAAATGAAACTGATAGTGAGGGTAAAACAAGAGAACTTGTTGATGAAGAACATATTAAGTTTGATTTGAGTGAAGAATTTGCAAGGTCTTATTATAGAGATGAGATTAAAGCAAAGGGTCTTAATCCAGACTTTCATGTTGCACTTGGTAATAACTATGACAAACGTAGTCCAAGCTATTACACTATGGAAACCCAAGTAAATAAATTTACAGGACATTGTAATAGTAGCAACGATAATAAAACTGAATTGTCATATAAAGATGAGTGGGAAAAAGATTTCCAACTTACAACAATCGGTTCATCTTATTGTCATAGTAGAATGTTTGCAGTTGACCAAGAAACATTTGAAACTTTCAAAATGTTTAATAGTTTGAGAGAGCAAGTTAAATTAACACATCAACAATTATACAGTCATGTAAATGGAAAAATGGAAAAACTAAAACTTGGTTTAAAATCTTACAGATACTTTGACCAAGCTAAAGATTTAGCTGACAAACTTGGTGTAGCACTTAATGAGGGCATACTGAATGAGAGTTCATCAATGGCTTTGTCTGTTTATAGTCCGACAAATTTAGCTGACTTATTAACTGATAAGGTTGAACAAACGAGAGAGGAAAAAATTGCTATTGCAAGGTCAATAATGCAACAAGCAACAGTAAATTAAACAGTTGACAATGGGGAGAATATAGGATATTCTCCCCTTAATAACATACAGGAGAAATAACATGAAAACACAATTAGAAAACTTAAACAGACAATTAAGAATACAAGATGTACTTGAAGTATTATTAGCACAATCTACTAAATTGATTGACATAGTAAATGCTAATCAAAAAGAAGTTAATAGATTGAAAGAAGAACTAGAACAATTGAAAGTACATACAGATAATGCAACAGATAAAATGGATAATGCAAGTGAGCCAGATCATGGTTTTAAGTTTCCATTTAAAGGAAGATTATAATTAAGACTTGACAATGGGGAGAATATAGGATATAATCTTCCCATTAACATACAGGAGAAATAACATGGAACTAAACAAACAATTCAAGATTACTTACTACGCAAAAAAACATGGTAAGCACATAACAAGAAATGCAAAGTGGACAGAACTTTGTAGATATTGGACATCTAAAGTTGGAGATAGTTTAATAACTTACTTTGATATGGACAAACAAGAATACAGAACTGCCAAAACATCTTGGACAATTAGAAACACAGAAACGAGGTATTAATGGAGTGGATATTATTAGGTATGATTATAACAATCATAGTAGTAGGGTTGACCTTTGCAAGGTCAACTCAAGATTACATTGACGAACAAAACCAAAGATATAGAGAGGAGAGAAAAAATGCCAGAACTAAATGAGGAACACTTTGAACTACATGACAAGAACAAAGCTGAAAGATATGAAAGACAAAAGATCAAATTTTTAGAGGATAGAATTAAGACTCTAGAAACTGCAATCGAAAGTCATGCCAAAATCTTAGCAAGGTTTCAAATGACCGAGGGGGATAAATCATGAGTAATTTTGTCTGGTGTCATGGACCAAGCTGTCACAAATCTCATACGCAAGATAGAATACGAGGTGTTAAGGGTAGCAAGGTCCTAAGAACTAAGAAAGTACAACAGACTTCATATAATAGTGGAGAACGATTAAGTATGTATTCTTATTTCTGTAGTCAAGGTTGTTACAATGACTTTGCTAATACATATGTAAGTGAGGTCATTGCATTACACCCAAGGACCGAGGCTCTTGAAACACCGATCAATGTAGTCAAGGAACATGCAAGAGATTGGAGTGGTAATGATTATATGGAAACCAAGATAATAGCAGTTGACAATGTATAAAGGATAGTGTAGGATAAGGCTTAACAAATACAGGAGATAACATGGACACAATGATCAAAGCAACTAACCCCTACTCAAAACAATCAACGATGTTAACACCAGATGAACACAAGTTATACATTGAGATCAAGGAACATGAGAGAGATGAGGAATATAACGAGATGCAAAAGAAACTATCTAAGTTTAGTAGAATGAATGCAAGTGCATTCATGGTACTGTTAGACTAACCGAGTTACATACATGTGTGACCCTGTAGGGTCACACACACGCACAAGTTGTGCGGCCGCGCTCGCGCATATCAATAGAGGTACCAGACCCAATAACCACACAGCACGGAACAAGAGACCCTATATACCTTTTATATAAAAGGGGTCCCACTACTCTAGGTTGTATTGCTTGATTTACAGAGTTAATGCTGTTAAATTCATTATGAACATCTATATTGATGCAAAAAAAATTATAAAAAATTTTTATGAATTTAAATAATGTAGACATAAGTAAGCTACCTGCAGACGTACGAAAGCAATATAAACAACTGCAAGTCATGTATGCAGAAAAAAAAATTAGAAATTTAGCCAAAGATGACTTTTTATCTTTTGTAAAATGTGTATGGCCTGAGTTTGTTGAAGGTGCTCACCACAGACATATTGCAAAAAAATTTAATGAACTTGCAGAAGGCAAGATAAACAGATTAATTGTAAACATGCCACCTAGACACACGAAGTCTGAGTTTGCATCTTTCTTACTTCCTGCGTGGATGGTGGGCCGTAATCCAAAATTAAAGATTATTCAAGCAACTCACACAGGAGAACTAGCTGTTCGTTTTGGTCGTAAGGCCAAGACATTAATTGACAGTGATGACTATAGAAAAGTTTTTGATACAACGTTACGTGAAGACAGTCAAGCCGCTGGGAGGTGGGAAACAGCACAAGGTGGCGAATACTTTGCAGCCGGGGTCGGTGGTGCAATCACAGGACGGGGTGCTGACCTATTAATAATTGACGATCCACATTCGGAGCAAGATGCAATGTCAGCGACCGCAATGGAATCTGCTTATGAATGGTACACATCAGGACCACGTCAGCGTTTACAACCTGGTGGTAAAATTGTTTGTGTAATGACAAGATGGAGTACAAAAGATTTAACAGGTATGTTGGTATCTAAACAAAAAGAACCTAAAGCAGATCAGTGGCACGTGGTCGAATTTCCAGCACTCATGGACCACGGACCTGACAAACAAATTCCTGTATGGCCTGAATATTGGAATATAGATGAGTTAGAGAAAGTAAAAGCAACCCTGCCTGTTGGTAAGTGGAATGCACAGTGGATGCAGAAACCAACTAGTGAAGAAGGTGCAATTATAAAACGTGAGTGGTGGCGTAAATGGAAACACGATTGGATTCCCACTTTACATCATGTCATACAATCTTATGACACAGCATTTATGAAAAAAGAAACAGCTGACTTTTCAGCTATTACAACATGGGGTGTATTCTATCCTAATGAAGACTCTCCTGCTAATTTAATACTACTAGATTCTATTAAAGAACGGTTTGAGTTTCCAGAGTTACGTCGTAAAGCTCTTGAGCAGTATAAATATTGGCAACCTGAGACGGTAATCATTGAAGCAAAAGCATCTGGACTACCTTTAACTTACGAACTTAGACAAATGGATATACCAGTTTCTACCTTTACACCTAGCCGAGGAAATGATAAGCATGTAAGAGTTAACACGTGTGCACCTCTTTTTGAGTCTGGTATGGTCTGGGCGCCAGAACAGAACTTTGCTGAAGAGGTTATTGAGGAATGCGCAGCATTCCCGCATGGTGATCATGACGACTTAGTCGATTCTATGACTATGGCTGTGATGCGATTCAGACAGGGAGGCTTTATCTCTCACCCCGAGGATTATGTAGAAGAAAAATCAGTGCCTAGAAAAAGGAATTATTATTAATGTTTAGAACTTTTCAAGAATTTGTAAAATATTTATCTCAAAGTATATTTAAAAATTTAGTTAAAACCTCATCTACGGGAAAAGGTATTACAGAAATTAGCCCTGCTTTAAAATTTAAAGCAGAGACAATGGCTGAAAATGCTGCAAAAGTTTTACAAAAAAATAATAGAATTTCTTTTCAAAGTTTAACTAAATCTGATGTTGATGGTTTAGCAGATAATATAGTTAGCCCCATGAAAAATGCAGAACAGATTCCAGTTAAGTCAGCAGACATACTACCCTTTAGATTTAAAAGAAATTTTGCAGAAGAACTAACAGACGCTGGTAAAAAAGGTGATTTTAAACAAATGACAGGTATCATGAAAGTTGATCCTAAATTTAAAGAAGTTATGGAATCTCTTAAATCATCAAAAGCAGCCGATGCGGCAAAAGCAAAAATGATAGGTCCTAAAAAACTTATACCTGATCGTGACGTAATTCCATATCAATCACCAGAGGTACAGAAATTAGATTTTGCAGATAAATTAAAACGTGCAGGGTTAACAGAACAAGAGTACATGAATAACATTGTAAAAAAAGGTTACAATGTTGATGATGCAATTTATGCAAGAGATTTTTACGGAGATACAACAGATCAAATTATTAA